ACGGAACAGCCAACACATCACACACGCCGGAATCAGTATCAAACGAAGCCAACCGACAAAGTGTAAAGTCGTTCGGATGAGAATTAAGAAGGGAATCAGACCGATTAACAGCATGCTCGAAGTTACGAAGAGCAGAAAGGTCATTCTGGTCAACAGTCGGAGTCATAAAACCAGTCTTAGCGTCCTTAATAGAATACAATCCATAAGTCATAATCTAATACCTCCACGAAAAATTTTAGGGTCAATGTTGATCTTCTTGCTGTGGGCAGCAGTGCGACGGAAAATTTTGTTGTCCAGCTTCGGTTTAGTTTTCTTGCGCATTTTTACAACTTCCTTTCGAGTGATTTTATGCGAGCCGTCAAAGCGGCCTCTTCAACCGCAAGACGGTCAGGCTCAATAAGGGATGTTTGCAGGGACTTATTATGAGCATCAACCAGCGCGGCGTGCTGGCGTTTAGCCTTAATCTTAGACATCTGCTCGGGATTATCAAAATCAAAAAGCCGGTCATAATACCGGGGAGGACGAAATTTCAACTGACCCTTATCGGTCGGAAGATTGATAAACTCATACTGATACAAATCGGGATGGTCAGCGTAATACTGATAAGCAATGCCGGGCTTACGAGACATCCGCACAAACTCAGGTTCAATATTAAACCGGTCATACACCTCAGCACCTTCACCAAGGGCTTTCTTCATAATATAACGAGCAGTGTAGGCGCAAGTTTCCCACGTTACGGCGCCGACCACAACATAGCCGAGACCCCAACACTTAGTAAGAGAATCACTAATGAAATAATCATAGTTTTGGGGGCTACGTTTGTAGGGTCGCAGATCGTCGAGAGTGAGTCCAAAAATAATTGCGTGATAATGAGGGCGATAAGTAGTAGACCCATACTCGCCACAGGCAAAGAAGCGTAGACGCTCATAAGAATGTTCCTTTCTTAACCGTTTCATAAAAAGTTGAAAATCACGAGAACGAAGCGTTAAACCACTACGAGCCTCACCATCATCATTCTCCGAATAATACGTTACAGGCACATGCTCATCATCATAGGTCAGCGTAACGAAATAACTTGACTCATGGTACTGCAATTCAAGCATACATCGGTTCGCCCATTGGCGAGAGCGCTCAAGACGGCAACCAACACATCGACCGCAGGGAATCTTTAAGCGAGCGTTAGGCGGGTAAGATTCCCACTCAGCAAGACCAGCAACGAATTTGATATCACGCTTACCGTTGGAATTCAATCCAGTGCTGACAGCCAACATGGGATGAAAGCAAGACACAAAGCAAACACCTCACTAAGGGGATGCGATATCCTCTTAATTTTTAAGTACTTTTATAACTTTATTTATATTATAGACTATTTTTATTTTATGTCAATATAAATTTAGCGTATATTCGTATATTTATCAAATAATTTAGGTAGCTATTTGAGAATATAGACGAAAGTTTGCGTGTCTTGGTGTCACTCGTGCCCATTACATCAAGAGAGTAATGGGCACGAGTTCGGCATGCGATACGACAGCCGAGATTTTATGCAGAAAAAAAATGCATACATACCATTTTAGCAAGTTGCACAAAAAAATAATACATATTTTTTAGCAAGTTGCACAAAGATTTACACGAGCCTGAAACAGCGCCGCCACGACAAAACAGGAAAAAGCGAGCCGGGCGCAGGGGCGCGACTCGCTTCGCTTCCTTTATAAAAAATAATTGTTTTCTTAATGTCTATTAAGCCATCGAATAACAGCGATCACAAGGGCAAGAATGGGAATGCCGGGTACAAGCAAGACAACCAGCAAAAGGAGGACAAAAATCAAACCATCATCTACCACTACCAAAACCTCCTTTTCGACCATCAGAACCAAAACCGCCAGAACGACGAGATCGGCCAGAACGATTAGAAGACGAAAGACCGAGCTTCTGAGCAACCCAACCGGCAACACCGGTGAATTGATTATTACCATACTGATTCCGCAAATCATAATCCGTATCAGTACCATAACGCGAAGCAGAGGACGAAGCATCAGCGCCATACTTAGATGCGGCGCGAGCCTGATCGGAAGCATAACGGGAAGCACTAGCAGCTTGAGACGAACCAAAGATAGAAGCAGCAGCAGAACGGTCAGAACCATAACGCGAAGCCTCATAGCTACGATCAGAATGATAGCGAGAAGCAGAAGCAGACGTATCAGCACCATAACGAGAAGCGGCGGCAGAGGTATCAGCACCATAGCGCGAAGCCTCTGCAGAAATCTCAGAAACAATGCGCTCCATAGCAGTATACTTATCAGCAACAGCTTCCTGTGTCTTAGCGTTGATATTAGCGGCCTCTATTTGAGTCTGAGCGGATAGAATAGAACCAAGCAAATTAGCAATAGCGCCGTTGGCGGAAGTATCTGTATCACCTTTAGCACCTTGCGAAGTCACACCTTGAGCAGTAGCGCCGGAGCCGACAGAAGCACCATTTCCATTCATGGCAGATAACACAGGATTAAGACCAGCAGCCATAAGGTCACGCACTTCACGCTGATGAGCCGTATTGGAAAGCATCTCCTGCCAATTACGATTTTTAGCAGCTTCATTTTGATTGAAAGCCATAGCCTTAGCATTCTGCTGTTCCTGCCATTCGCGCTGTATTTGAGCCTGTCCGGCAGACCAAGCATTATTAGCCTGAGCAACACCCTGCATATGAGCGATCTGATTCGAACCAGTATTCAAAGCCTCAGAAAAATCAGACATATAAATCTCCTTTCAAAAAAAGTGGGGGCAACAGCCCCCACTATAACATGATATTTAGTGATGGTCAATAAGGCCGGGAATAGAATACATCGGCATCGGGCGCGTGGCGCGATTGGAAACATAGATATCCGCGAAAAGCTGGTCAGAAACAGAAGACTTAACTGCAAGAACACGGTCAACGGTATTCTTATCCTCACGAATCCAACTATCAGACAGTGACGGAAGACTCGCGTAGTCATCCGCCAAATGCCAGACATCAAGAGATTGTTCATAGGCCGAACGCATCTCACCAGTCACGCGATTAGGCTTATAACGATAGTCAGACCATGCTTCCTGATAGCCGAAAACCTCGTTGTCCTTTGCGGTACCCTGCGCAAAGATTTCCTTATTAAGCACAGCCTGCTCGCCAATATTGGCGAAGACCGGCCAATAGTAATCAAAGCGCGTCTTGCGCGACCAATGACGCTCAATGCCCTGCTGGTAGGTATGATCATAGCGAGCAACCATGACACCAATGATATAGCCGTGCTCGGTAAACGACTTCATGAAATCGTGGTTGGAATCCGTAGTCTGAGACATACCGACGACAGTACCTTGCGGAGTATCGGCACCGGCGCCAGTGCCGGACTGCTGGATGACCTGATTTACATTAATCGGCACACGGTTACCACCAAGATATTCGGGACGCTGCAAACGGGCATCCGGAGACGTAACACCGAAATGAGACTTGAGAAGCTCAATATAACGAGTACCGCCGCGGGCATCGCGCTCATAGAGCTTTTGAATCTGGAACGCCATACGGAGCTGATTGATAGTAGCAATAATAGCATTGCCGGAATTCACAGCCCAAAGATTATTCGGAACAGCATTAAAACCACCCTTCCAAGTATCGACATCATAAATCTTCATATTGTTACCGACAACACCGAGGTCACCATCTCCAATGTCATTCCACTTACCATTACCATCGATCATAACAGATAACGGCTGCTTACTGTTATTAGCACCAGGCCAAGAAGTATATGGAACCACAGACGACTTAGCAACGACAGGAAGATCACCCTGAGAAGCAACCGAAAGAGTAACATCCGGACCTTTCTGCGGGCTGGGAAGACAGCTTGTAAAATAATCGTGATACTTAGCGGCGATGTAAGGCAAACCGCCTTTCGCACAATCGGTCACAAAATTACCGGTATTCACACCGACAACAGTAGCATCATCAACCGGAACAACGAGCGGGTCTTGCAAGTTCTGATCGCGGAACCACTCATTCATAATGAGCGCATAAGCTCTAAAAGGAAGAGCGGACACACTCAGACCACCGACACCTGTAGGCAAGCCGAAATAATCGGCAAGAGTACCAACAGACCAACCAGCGGAAGGCGACGTAATCTGAGGTACAGAATACTCCGTCGTGGGTATCCACGCGCTTTCAGTGTTTTCACCGTTAAACTCCTTCCAGTGATTCCAAACCAAGCGGTTCGGCACAAAGAAATAATACGAATCAAGGTAGACATTGTCCATCATCGGCGTAAGAAGGGTCTGCATACGCACAACTTTGGAAGTACGTACATTGAACGTATCGCCGGGGAGCACCTCTTCGAGGAAAAAAGGGACAATATCACCGACATTAAACGAGGTCTTGACAGAGGCCGAACGATCAAAAGTCGAACGGCTCATATCAATGCGGGTGGGATTCAACGCAAAATGCGATTCTACATTACGATTCATTCTTAATCTCCTTTACAGCATCGGGAACAACCGGCGCGGGTGGGGTCTCGGGCTCTACCGGCGCAGAAGTCTCAAAGCCCATCTTAGAAAGCCAATCCTCAGTACCAGACTGAGCAAGAAACTGTTCAAACGAACAATCAAACTTCTGCCGGGTCTCGAGCGGGAGAGCCTTAAACATCTCTTCGGCCTGATTGATACGGTTAAGGGCATCGGCCATATTCTTCGGAAAATCGGTCACGTCTGCATAAAAGCCCTGAGCCTTATTAAGGGCTTCCACGTCGCCGTTGGTAAAGCGGGCAAGGATAACGTTAAGATCAACCGAGTCGCGAAAAGACTGGATATAGTCATATAGATTCTCTTCACCTTTCTTCTCAAGCACAACACGGCCGTTAGCGTCATACTTACCGCCGTAAAGCACCTTGACGGGCGAGCCGGGATTAGCAGAGATGCGATTATGCGGGGAATACTGGGTATCAAACATCACCAACAACACCCTCCTTCAAATCGACAAAAGCAATAGCCTGATCGACCATACGTTCGTCAACAGGCTCGTTCGGACGCGCAAAACGATCAAAGACGATATCAAGGAGATCGTCAATCAAATCAAGAAGACGTTCCTCGGTAAAAGTCTTCCGAACGAAAGCAACGAAAATAGACATCAGCTTATCTTTCATTGCGCAGCACCTCCGAAGCATCCGCAACGACAAACGGAACAGCCAACACATCACACACGCCGGAATCAGTATCAAACGAAGCCAACCG